CCGACGGTTATACGCCACTCGGGGAGCCATGTACTCATACCGCGTAAAGCCCTGTACCGCGATCTACTGAGGTACCTCGGTAGGTAGATTGATTAAGTACATCCTCGACGGCGCGAGCGATAGCCTCGGGGTCTCCGATACCTGCCTCAATTTTAATATTATAAGTAGCTGGGTATCCGCCGCCGTAATTCATCGTAGGGCTATATCCGCCAAGGTCGCTCTTTTGTGTGTCTGTAAGAGTAGGGAAAAGATCAAAGATATTTACGTCTTTCTTAAGTCCCTTAGTAGCTTCGGCCATTTTGCCCACGGTATCCACGACGGTAGTAGCCGGGATAAGTGAGCCCACGCCGCTAGAGGTAAGCCCTCCGGTGTTACCGCCTGTACCGACTTTACCTAGTAGCGCGATGTAATCCTGTAATGCCTTGAGACGAGCCTCGTCGGCTTTCTTTTGTGCCGCAGCTACGCGGTCGATCATGCTTAACTCCTCAGACTCCCGGAGTTTAGTAAGGGTTAAACCTGCATTTGTAGTTTTGCTAAGAGATGCGAGTTTAGCGATCTCGGTTAGTTGGATCTGTACGCGCTCGCTATAACTCTCTTTAGCCGCTAACTCACCGGCTGCGGTAATAGCTGCATTATATTTACCAAACGCAATATCCCGAGCGGCTTCTTTGTCTTTTTCGGCCATCTTAGATTTATCAATAGCTGATAACTCTGTCAGTAACTGAGTATTAAGAGCTGAGAGAGTGGCCTCGCTAACCTTAGTAATACCAGCTAGTTTGGCCATGTCTGCATTTTTTTGCAGGGCTGCAAGCTCGTTAATCTTCTTAAGTGCAAGCTCGCCATTATCCTCCTCAATAGCCTGTAGGGCTTCGAGGCGCAGGATCGTTTCTTTATCGTAGGTAGCGCGTAAAGCCGCAGCGATAGAGATGCGGTTAGTGTCAAAGACGGCCGCAGCCTTTGATAACGAAAGTTTATTTTTCTCTAATAGTGCTTGCTTTTTTAGTAGGGCTAGGCGCTCTTTCTCACGTTTAGCCGCTTCAGCCGTGGCCTTAGCCGCTGCCGCTGCATCTGCTCTTTGTGTATCTTGGTTACTAGCTGATAAAGAGCGATTACCAAAACCTTTTACGCCGCCGCTAAATACAATATCGATAGCATCTTTGAGACTATAACCATCTTTAGTTTTACCGCCAAAAAGTACGGAGATAAAATCGCCCGTAGCTACGCTGAGTTTATTCATCTTGTCGATGAGAGGGTCTAAATTACCCTCGGACCCGGCTAAGCCCTCGAGGGCTCCAATCAAACCTCGACCGATCTCCTCGCTAGCATTTTCAGCGGCGATAGTTAATTTATTTAATTTACCTGTATAGGTATCGGCCGCTACTGCTGCCTGTCCACCAAAAATCTTTATTAACTTTTCTTGTATGTCTGCAAAATTAGCGGTTTTAATCTCGGCCTGAGTAAGACCGATATTAAGAGTACGTAACCCTCGGTTATTACCTACATATGCCTGCGCTAATACTTGGCTAACACTAGCTAAATCCTGACCGCTGCCGGCTGAGGTATCTAGAGATAGAGCTAAAATCTCTTGAGACTTGGCAATATCGCCGGTAGTCTGCAAAATCTTTTGTAGCGCAGGTTGGAGTTGATCTTTATTTACCCCTGTCGCCTGCTCGAGCACGTCGAGGTATTGCTTTACGTCTTGTGTAGCAAAACTCAAACCTAGATTTTTTAGGCTTTGCGTTAATTGCTTAACCTGAGCGTCCTCGGCGGCAAAAGCCTTAACCGCATTTTTACCGTATTGTGCTAAAGCCGCAGCACTAAAAGTAAGACCAAAAGCCTTAGCTAGATTTTTTACATTTTTCTCAAAGCCTGCGATCTGTTTTTGCCCTTTAGTAAGGGCTTTACCGTCAAAAGTAGTAACGGCGTTTACGTATAAATCAGGTAACTTTGCCATTATGCGGCCTTGTCGTAACGGCCTTGATTAAAGGACGCGATCGTATTTTGTATAGCTCTCACTACGGCGGCTTGAGCTTTACCTTGATCCTCTGCCCATGCTCTAAAAATCATACGGCCGCGACTTTTACCATCGCCATAAAGAGGGCCCATCCGGTTAATAAAGTTTGCACCGGCTCCCGGGTTATTAGAGCGGCTTTTAGGATCTCCACCCGGGTTTTTACGTCCGGCGGTTTCGTAGATAGCTCCACTAGCTGAGGCGTTAGCTACGATGTATTGAGAGCTCCATCCATTACGGTTACGCTTACTTGGTGAGGCTGAGTAATAGATGCCTTTACGAGCTACCTCGGCTTGGTAAAGTGGAAAACGCCGTAAACGTCCCTCACTATTAAAAGTACGAAAGGCAGAATTACGGGCCGTAATCTTTTTAGTATATGCACCCTCATCCCAGTTATAAAGGCCACCCGGCGCAGCGGTAGGCGCATAACCTCGAGCCTTATCACGTATCGGGATCATGATGCCTTTGATCTCTTTATTCATCTCTTTAAGTAGTTCGGGATCTATTTTACGGATTGCGCGTAGAGTCTCTTTAACGCCGTCTAGTTTTACTGACATTTTTAGACTCCTCCGCTTGCTCGTTTAATACCTTTACTAACATCTTAAACATCTCGGCATCTAAGTCGAGTATCGCTTGAGGCGCGACCCCTAACCGTATCGATAATTGCGCTACCAAATAGGTTAGAGTGCCGCGCCCTAGCTTAAAGGCTCGTCGTCTAGTACCTCGACCTTTTTAAGAGTATCTAAAAACTCGGCTCCAAACATTGGTACGGTTTCGCCGGATGTACGTAAGCACTCCCACGCTAACCAATATACGTCGCTCTGTTTCTCGTCATCTCTAAAAGCTTTGTGAAAGCCTTTTTTTGCGTATAACTCAAAGGCGTACTCAATACGCGGAGAGATTTGATGCTCGCTTACCTCGCCGGTAGCCCTTGTTATTTTGAGTCGTGCCATTTTTTGCCCCTTTGTTAGTTTGTTATGGTGCGGTAGTAATTACGATTGGTGAGTTACACGTAAACGTGATGCTCTGAGTACCGATATCTCCGACCGCGCCGTTAATATCTGTAGTGTTATTTACTAGGATAGTCGTAGCGTACTGAGGGTTAGTAGCTGAGGTAGTCGCGCTAGTTTGCTTTAGCGTGATTGGTACGGTCGTACCCCAGGCTGCCTGCAACGTAGCGTTTACGTTAGCCGCTGCGGTATCGCTCAAAAAGTCTAGAGAGATCGTGCTTGTCTCTAGGCCTTTAGTAAACTTTCGAGATGAGTCGCCCATAGCTGTAACTTCGAGCTCCTCAAATACGCGGTTGATTGTCGCAGACGTAACGTGGTCGCTTAAGACCACCGAGTTTAGAGTTACGACCACGCCATTAGATAGAAATACGGCCATGGCCTATTCCTCGCTTTCAGTTGTAGTAGGTGTCTGTGTTTTTGTTTGTTTTTTTGGTGCTTCGGTAATCTGCCCTATCTTAATAAGAAAGGCGATATCTTCATCGGTTAGACTCATGCTTAACTCCACTCGGTTAGTATTGAGATAGTGATGTCTGTCGTTAGTAGGTCGCCGCTTTGTACCGTTAAAACGCTCGGAGCACTTACCGCGCCGATATTCATAACGATTGGCGATGCAGCTAACTTTTGGAAAACGGCGCAAACCATCGACTCGATGCCTTGTAGGTTGCCTTGATTGTCGTACATAGGCACATTACAAATAATACGAAAAGATGCCATCGGCGAGATATTGGCGTAGTCGTTATTAGTCGGTGTTATGTATGGATCTGCCGGCGACACGATTACGCTATTAGCCGTAATAGTTGCAGGCGGATACGCGTAGGTATTCCATACGTTAGCGTTAGCAAGGGCCGCAGCTAGTGAGGCTCTTAAAGTAGTAATAGGTGCCGGCATTATCCGACCATCGCATTAGGGCTCATATATCCGGCGATAAGGCCGCGGATCTTACCGATCATAGAGTTACCCATACGGTAAGGGCTAGGGCTAAAACCATCGATCGATACGCCGACGGTTTGGCTAACCTGACGGGCCTGCCAAATATCCACGGCCAAAATCATGGAGGCCTCTCTTACGGCCGGAGTAGTCGCGTAGGTGTTTGTCTTTGTGTCTGCCCCTATTGCTTGGCCATAAGGGAGTACGCGAGTAAAATTAGCGTTAGCTGCGGTTTTAGCAAACTGTATAAAGCTATATCCATTAGGCCAATTAAACGCATAGTTATTAAATGCTATCGATGGTAATTGAGTAGTCGTACCGGCCGTCCACGGGATAGTGCCGGTAATCGTGTAAGTACCGTTAAAGGTTGAGCCGCATCCACTCAAGGTTAC